CTTGAGCTTAATAGTTTGTGCCATATGGCTCTCCTAACTTCGCGTATATACGCTAGAGTATGTTAGAATGTTCCCCCATCAATAGATGCTGACCAAGTGGGAGTACCGGAGTTAGATAAAAGTATATACCCATCTGCTCCTGCTGCGGTAGCATTTATGCCACCAGTTCCTGCGCCGTATAAAATACCATTAGATGTTAAAGAGCTTCGCCCTGTTCCACCATCTGCTACGGTTAAATCTGTTATTCCTGTTACACTTCCGCCTGTAATTGCTACTGAACTATCTTCTAAGTGAGCAACAATAGTTCCTACTGCGTATCCTGTTCCACCTGTATTTACAGTCGTAGTAGGAGCCGCTTGATTGTCTTTAAAGAGTTTCCATTTTCCGGAATCACCTGCATCTCTGAATAAACCAGAATATGCATCTTGTGAACCTGATGTATCGTGTAACCCGTAAAAACCAATATCTACAGTATCTGCCGCATTATTACCAGTCGCTAAAGCCAGTAATGGATCTTCAACTGCCATGGTCGCAGTATTAACAGTAGTAGTTGTACCATTTACTGTCATATCTCCAGTAACAATTAAATGTCCTGAAGTAGTAAGAGTCGCAGTAGTGATATCATCTGAAACCAATGTTCCATCTACAGTTACATTATTAAAAGTTACATTACTATTAGTTGCTACGGCCTGGCCAATACTAACTACACCACTACCAATAGCTACACCTGTACCCGATGAAATATGGGCTTGAACTTCTGCTGCTGATGGACCGGTATAAGTAAATACACCATTAGAACTATTATATGAAAAAGACCCATCTCCGCCTGCGTCTACCCCGCTTATTAAACTTCTTGTTGCTGCGTCTGTTTTACCATCAAATGTTATAGAATTATTAGCAACAGTAGTGGCAATATTAGTTCCGCCAATAAAATTTAAAGTCTCTCCAGTAGTAAATACATCATTTGTTCCTGTATCTGCATCTAATGTAAATGAACTAGATGCTGGAGCTGACCAGGAAGTCTGTCCCGAACCATTAGTTGTAAGTATATAACTTGCTGAACCATCTGCTTGTGGCCATTTTACCCCGTCAAGTACAAGATCCCCAGTACCATTTGGAGTAATAGTTACATCACCATTAGTATCTGTAGAACTAATAGTATTTCCATTAAATGTTAAATTATCAACATTTAATATATCGAGTTTGCTACTAGCATTTACGATTAGAGCGCTGTTAGCCGCTACAGTACCCGCAGTATGGTCAAGCATATCCACATATAACTTACCACCAATTACATCAACAGCAGAATCTCCCGGGTTTCCAACAAATAATTTATTGCTACTAGAAGAATATGCCATTTCTCCTTTATTAAGAGTGGAGGGTACGGCTGTAGTATTACTACGTTTTATTTTTACTATTTGTGCCATGGGATTACTCTATTAAGCTAGAAAGCTCCTGCATCAACTATGTCTGAATCTCCGGGTGGGGTTCCAATCATTATTGGGGCCCATTGAAAATTTCCAGTTGATATTTCTCTGTATACTTTAAATTCGTCATCATCTGTATCATACCAAGTATCACCTTCACTTACGGTAGCACCTGTTGGTGCAGCAGCTTGTCTGAAATTCTGATCTGCTAATTGTTCGATAGCTCCTTGTACAGTTGTTGCAGTTACAGAACCATATGCTACACTAGTTACTCCCGAAGCTTCATTTTGAATTAAAGGCAGGGAAGTATTATAAACCTCCAAAGTAGTTGCGGCACCGGAGGCCACTACACTTGTTGTAGCTTCTGTAATTGAAATTGATATTGTCATTATCTAGTAACCTCTGGGGTTAAAATAACCGTTCCCTGCATTAATCTAGCAACTATCACATCATTAGCAGTATATAGTTCTAAATCGTAATAATATTTTCCTGGAGATATAGCAGAAGATGTAGCATTAGGAAGTTCTATTTTTACTTCCCCAGCAGTAGCAGTAGTTATCGTACAAGTAAAAGTAGCCGCTATAGCGGTAGCACTTTTAGTAGCTCTCATTTGTGCTCTAGCTGAATAACCTGTAAGATTCTTTACCGTACCGGCATCGCTCACAACTAAATCAATAGCAAAGTCTGAACCCTGATCAATTGTTAAATTATGATTCGCTGCAGTCATCCGAATTCTCCATGCTGTAATTATAGCAAACCTGACATTTTATGTCAAGAAATTTTTTTCGCTACCTCTTCAGTTGTGATTCTAAAACAGAAAAATTATTTTTTCCAGGTTATCCACACATATAAATACAAGCGATTTGTTTTACAGTGCTTGCAGAAGCAAATGTTACTGCTTCTCTCGATTTTCCGACAGTACAAGATCTGACAATATCATCATCTTGTTTCATGCCTTTACCTGTAGTAGAAGAAGATACAATTAAATCTCCGATTTCTATATCTCCATTCTCACCACAAACATTAACTTGGCCTTCTCCTATTGAATTTATAGTTACAATAGTTTTATTTGCTACTATTGAATTATGGTCGGAATCAATTGTTTCAGTAGGAGTTAAACCTGAATTATCTACTTTTGCTAAAGAAGGTGGGATATGATCAGGGGTTTCCTGCACAAATACTCCCAATACAGATTTTTGATTTGTAGAAGTAGATCGAGTAACATTTGTAATTACATCAGAGACACTTTTAGCGTGGGCAACACCTGTATCCACTAATATATCTCCTACCTCACAAGTTTCTGAATCTGCTAATAAACCATCGTGGCTCCCTGTAAAGGGTGATACAGTACCTGTGTGAACGGCAGCATGGGTAGAGGTTCCCATGACAGTTTTATTACCACTAGACGTATGTATGAATTGTCCGGCGATGGTACTAGAAGCATTTATAGACTGGGTATTAGAACTGGTCGCCCCCAAAGAAGCTGAATTTACAAAAAGCCCTGCTGCTAAAGATGAAGCACTTTGCGCCCCAAGAACATAAGAACCAGACCCAAAGTAAAGCCCTGCAAATCTACTACTAGTAATTGCTGTTGCTCCAATTACTGTAGTAAACCCTGAATATTCTGTCGATCCAGCGAATGCGAATTTATCACTACTGCTTCCAATAGTATTATTACCGGACTCTATTTTATTTGCAACAAGAGTTCCAGTTTGAATCACACCACCACTAATACTTGTTACATTGGCGTTTACAGCTGTATTCGCTGCTGCTAATGTAGTTTTACTGTTTGCTGTTACTTGCGCAGCATCTGCAGCAGTATCATTTGTAAAGTTTGAGTTATTATTAAATCCCGAGATATTGATACTACTAGCATTATCTAATGTGATATTTCCTTTTATATTTAGAGCGCTACCATCCCACCGTAAATAACCGCTGCTGCTTCCAATATCAAATTTAGGAGTAGTTCCATCATTTCCTAACCAGAATCCAGTACCTGAACCATAAGAAGTTTTACCACTTGCTACATATACATTTGTACCGCCTTGTATATATGAGCTAGTAATTGTCCAGCCCCCAACGCTACCCGCAGCTTTGGTAGCAAGATTAGCCGCAGCTGCCGCAGCTGCCGCAGTAGTTTTAGTATTAGCAATAGTTAAAGCATTAACAGCATTACTATTTGCAGTAGTAGCAGTTGATTGAGCAGCAACCGCAGTAGTATCATCTGTTAGGTTATCGTCATTATTAATACTAGAGATAAGGATATCCTCTGGATTAAGTATGGACATATCTCCTTTTACTTCTAAGCCGCTACCTGTCCATCTCAAGTATTGAGAGTTATTTCCAATATCAAATTTATAATGCCCGCTTGAATATCCTAAGAAAAAGCCTGCAGTAGTATTTCCGAAATCAGCCTTTCCTGCTGAATATATTTTACCACTAGTATTAGTTATTAGAGCGTTTCCTACATAAATCACATTTGACAGTACAGAATTAGATTGTAATCGATTTGCATTTACTGTATTAGTAGTAATCTTACCACCATCAATAGTAGTAGTATTATTATTTATAGCTTGAGCAACTCCTGTAGGTACAACAAATCCAGTATCATTATTTAAAACAGATATATTCGCCCCCGATCCTAAGAAGTTAGAATCATTAGAGAGTTGAGAAACCGCAGTAGGAATTGTAGGCGCACCGCTTAAACTTCCATAAGCTCCGTCAAAAAGATTAGGTTTGCCAGTTAAAGTATTATAAGCTCCATCAAAATTAGAAGTTCCAAATCCAGAGGTTGAGCTACCGTCAGTTAATTGACCAGATCCAGTAAATGTCACAACACCACTAAATCCAAATCCTTGAGTAACACTTCCTATTAAACTAACACTTCCAGTGCCGCCGCCGGCAGTTGCTTCTTCTACTTTAAAATACTGGTACCAATATTTATTAGAATTACCCGCAGCATAGGTTGGGGGATTATAAGACCAGGCATTATCTAAGTTGGAAAAAGCTCCGGTAGAAAATGTATATGTAGCTGTGCCTGAAGGAGCGGAAGGAGCACTACTAGAAAGACCACTATTTGCTACATAGTATAAAAGTCCTGATAAAGATTTTTTACCCCCAGACCCATCTGTTCCTTTCTTAGACTTAGTAAAACTTTGCTGCGCTTGCGCTGTAAAAGAGGTACCATCTGCTCTTTTACCAGTTATAGTATAAATAATTTTACTTTCATCTGTTCCATTTGCTACACCAGAATGATTTTCAACTGTTAAATAATCTCCGCTATCTGTTTTAGTCCCAACTGTTATATTAGTTGCAGCTTCAGTAGTTTTCCACCTACTATTAGATGTACCTGTCCCATCATATACAAGCTCTGTTCCACCTTCATATACCTCTATTATTGTTCCTGAACCAGTATAACTAGATACTGCCCCTGCTGTAGAGGCGCTAAAAACATGAGCTTCATTAGTTATAACAAAGGTCATTCCATCTACACCGCGCGCACCCGTTGCTCCAGGCTTAACCGCAGTTATACTTATACTGTCAAAAGCTATTTCGGTTGTATCAGCAGCAGATTCTGCCACTCCTACTCTTAATGACTTGGGGTCAGAAAAATGATTAGTAGGTATCGCAAAAGTAAAAGTATCTGAATCATCTGTACCATCTGTAAAAATTGTTTCATCGGCTATACCATCTCCTGTAAATTTGAAATAAGGATTAGTAAAATTTTGTGAAGTAGCAGTTAGAGTCATATTACCAGAAGGACTTGGAGTACTTCCATCCGCAGCATATATAATAGAATAATCATCTACAGTTAATTGAACAATTTTTGCATCGTTGCCTGTCGAGCCCGAGCCTGATCCATCTTTTATGAAAGGAATAGTGACGTCTTGAGTAGATTGTAAATCAGTATTATCCTCATCAGCAGCTTCTGTTACTGTAATAGTAAAATCTAAATCTGTGGTAACAAAAGCATCTACTTTATCTAAAGTTTTAACATAGGTTTTCCCACTAGTAGGATTTTGAAAACTAGAATCGGCAGTTTGACTAATTTCTGAATTATTAAATCCAGTACCAGTTATTTTAAATTTAGGGCTAAGAAATCCGTTGCCAGTAGCAGTAAGAATTAAATTAGTATAAGATGTAGTAAGAGTAGGGGTTGAATCAAAATTCAATAAATTTGGAGCAGCTTGTAAAGTCGCAACTCTACTACGATTGAATACAGACTCATCTATAGTTAGATTAATTGGGGCTATTTTAAAAGTTCCCGAATCCTTCCTTACTTGCCAAATTGCTGCATCCAGGTTTTTATCTGGAGTGAATCCTTGCACTTTAATAGCCGAATTTGTTATAGCAGTATTAGTAGTTGTATCAATAGTTAAAGATGTATTTGAATTTATAAAAGTAATCTTAGCAGCTCTTGCACTACTAAAGTATATTATATCATCAATTGCATATTCAGTAGTAAAAAGTGTACTAGTTCCAACAACATCATTTGACCCTGCAGCTACAGAGACTGTTCCTGTTTTTGTTACAAAAGTACTTTCTGCAGTTGTATTCCCAGTCCCTGAATCATAAAAGTAACCTACATTTAAGTTATTAGAGGTAGAATGAACCAAATCTTCATACTTTATAAGTTTTAAAGGGTTGTTACTATCACTGGCATCGAAAAATATATAATGAGATTTAATTGCTGCTTCATTGTCAGTCATTGAACTAAAGTCTAAAGAAGCTATGTCACTACAATCCTGAGAATATCTATCTGCGTGCCCATTTTGAAAACTAGAATAATTACGAGGGCTGCCTGCACTAGCAAAAGACCAACCTGTTCCAGATTCAGTTTTAAATATACCCGCAGTAGTTATATAACTATTTGTGCTCATAGTCCCCCCTAAGGGTACACCATAGTCTCTTGAAACTTCGGGGCTTTGAATAGTATTAGCTACTTGAAAATTATGTATAACTTTTTTTGATTTATGTCCGTCTGTATTAATCGCAGCTATACCAACACTGTATATACCTTCAGGTAATGGTATATTATCTGAAGAATTTACACTTGGGTCACATATATGTGGAGACGCAAATCCTGGAATATTATGGTGTATCTCATAACCTGCCAACTTATCATAAATATCTCCATTAGCATCTCTTGGGTGTTCCCAATGAATTCTTACGTTTTTAGTGTTTTCTATATCTGCCATTAGAATATATCCGAACCTACATTTGTAGGGGCTGGCACAACAAGTGTAGGTGCTAATAGAGTATCTACATAAGGTCTTCCGAAATCTTCATCAACAGCATCAAATTTTTCATTAAAATGTTCTACAGCAGTTATTGAAAATTCAGTCTTTTTAGACTCAGTTATTCCTAATATTTTATACATTTTCTTACTTCCTTCTCGCTCTAATCCACTAGAAGTAACAGTTTCTTTTAATAGCCAAATAGCTTCTCGATCAGGAGCACTGGTAAAGCCTCCTGAAACAGTTAAAGATGCTACACTACCAGCAGTTGTAGAAACTGTTTTACTCTGTACATGAGTATAAGGAGCCCATGTAATTAGAACTCTATCACCACTATCATCTTGAATATCCGAAGCAGTTGCTTCAGTATAAGATCCAGGAATAATATCTCCTATACTATATGCCACTGAACTTATAGTTGCAGTATCTTGGGCTAACCGAACTGCGGAGTCTTGAATAAGAACACTTAATTCATAAACACTACCTGCATTTAGTACAATTGTTCTATCTAAAGGTACTACAGTTGTACTAAGGGTTCCGGTACTTTTAATTCTTCCACTATAAGCTGTATCATATCTATCTGCATCTTGAACATTTATTATGTCCCCCGGGCCTATAAAAGCCCCGCTTATTGCAGTTTTAAAAGATACTATTTCAGTTTGATTTATAGCAGTCCATAACTTCCATCGTCCATATCTAGTAGCTTGTCCTATAGAAGTTGCTCCAAAAGCAACTGCATTTTCTATAAGTATTTTACCAGTTTTAACTATATTTTCTCTATCTTCCACTAAAAGAGCTTCTGGTACATAATCATTCTCAGGATTATTCCAAGTAACTGCAACTTGATTAGATCTTACTTTTGAACCTGTGCCCTCATACTGAAATTTTCCATCTATAACATTTCCTTTTGTGAAGTTATAGATTGGGTCTCTATCTTGATCTACTACAGGTACAATATTACCTTCAGCCCAGAATAAAATAGCTCTAAAAGTAGTTGCCATATCTTTTAAAACTTTATACGCGTCTGTAGCTTTTGACAGATAAATATTAGCTAAAAAGCGAGGTTCTGTCCCTCCATTTCCATCAGGAACTAGCTCGTCACAATATCTTGCGATTCTATATAAGGCATATTTATCTATATCACTAGTATTAATCCAAGTTCCTAAACCGTACCTATCATTAGTAATAATATCATAAAATACCCAAGCTGGATTATCTGTGTATATTAAATCTCTAAAACTACCATCCCAGTCTTGATCATCAGTTGCATGAACCGATCCATTAGAAGAATTTCGTCTATAATTAGCAATTCCATCGGGGGACTGGTCTCTAGTAACATAATTACTAGGTATTTGTACTAATTTACCCTTGCACTCATAACTTCTTTTGGGTATTTTTTGAAATTGTTTTGCATTACATCTGACTTGTGCAAGGGCTGTATAAGGATAATTAAGTCTTTCTCTTATTATACAAGTAGTGGTTATCCATAGTGAATTTAAGGCAACAGAGTTGTTCAGGTCATACCCCCGATTCTGTTGGGGCCCTAGATCGTCTCTAGAAGCTCTGGTAATTTTAATTTTAAAATCTTTAAAAGGTTTATATTTATCTAAGGATATATCTTCTTGAAGAAAGAAAGAACTAGCGGTTGCTGCAACATGATAAGTAAAATCTCCACTAGAATTTATATTAGTAAAATCACCAAAACCAGCTCCTTTATCAATAGCTATTTCAATTTTATATGCGGCTAATCCATCATACCATTGTTTCACACCCTTTGATATTAATCCAGCAGGATAAGAAAAAACCATTCTAACCATATCTACTTGGCGGGCTGTTGAAACAGAAAGATTGAAGTCACTAGAAGTTTTTGTATACGACGTTGCCCCAGATACACTAGGCCAACTACCTCCATCGTCTGGGTAGTCAAGACTTTGATTTATAGTTGAAGTAATAGAAGTTGCCCCACTACCTCCATAAACATCATCTACGGGAAGTTGCTCTAGTGTGCCCCTTCTAAATTGATAATCAAAACCTTCTACAGATGAAGTATCTGAAAGATTATCATCATTGAGAAAGTCCCTATTAAATGTCGAATTTGAAATATCCCCTTTAAAAGTAGCTGAAACTGTATTAGTAGAAGATGCCAAAGTTATAACATTACTAACTATAGTAGAAATTTCAAACGGAGCGTGTAATTCACAAAGATATACATTAGACCCCCCATCAGTATCTACCCAACCCGCCGGTTTACCGCCAGAAAAAGTAGTGCATTTTGCACTTTGAGCATTAGTTACACTAATAATTTTTCCATAAAGATCATAATCAACTTGACCTGAAGTAAGTTTTAATGTTATATAGGGCTGATTGTTTTCTCCTACATCATTTATCATCCAATTATAGAAGAAATCAGTTGAAGTTGTAAGAGTAAAAGAAAGAGGGCTATCTGAATTATTTGCTACAGCAGAAACCGCACTATTTGAATGCAGACCTCTGATTACTAAAAACTTCTGTCCAGCTCCTGTATCAGCAGAAGTCCAGTCTACTAAGTTTTCTGTTAAATTGGCAGTAGATACAGTAGTAGACCCCGCAGTTAGAGTAAAATTTGCCGCCGTATTAGCTAGAGCTACTCCCCCTTGGTCTAATTTTGCTGCAGGATCGTTATCTAAATATATAGAAGCTTTTGCATGTGGGAGCCCTTCTATAGGCCCTTCAGAAATTATATCTATTATAGAAAGAACTTGATTTTTTAATGGAGCAGTTAATGGTATATTAGTCGCACCACCTACATGCTTAAAATTTGATCCATGTTTAGTTATAGCAGCCATTATAGTAACCTTAGTTCTACTTGTCGTAGAACCTCTTCATCAAAACCCTTTAACTCTATATCTGCATTCTTTAAAAAGTTTTTAACTATACCATCTCCATTGTAATTGGCAAATTCAATATCATTAACAAATATTCTCTTGTCTGTTGTACGAAGTGAGTATACAATAGGTATTTTATCTATTTTAATAGCTAAAGAGCTATCTTTAACCATTATAAACTCATCATTTTCTTTAACAAAATGACCTCCTGCAACTATAACATCTTTATAGTTATGTATACTATCCACCTTAGTTTTAAATTGGTAAACTCCTGTAACTTCTCCACCTTTGGTATTATCACCAGGTTTAATATCTTTAATTTTCTTTTTAGAGCCATCCGCCATTTGTATAAAAGTATCAGGATCAAAGCAATCATCAGGGCCTAGCCCACCCCCATTCTCACCGCCCCAATCAGGGCCATCATAGGCATTCATAGGCCCTGCGGTATTCATTGCTACAGATATAGGTTGACCCGGAACTCTTAATTTTCCATATAATACAGGAATCGGATCTCCTTCTACTACTATTTTTTCGCTACCTTTGTACAAATAACCTTCTTCTTCTGCAGCCTCAGTGGCAGGATCGGGTGCAAGCATAGCCTGTATACCTGCAGAAGCAAGAGACATACCTACACCTACAGCCATAGTACCTACCGCCTGAAGTTGCGCAGCTGTTAGGCCCCATCTCGCTCCTTCTATCCCTCCTATATAAAAGCCTACCACCATTAATACCGCACCTACTATAATCTGACCCATCTCACTTTTAGATCCTGCAGGAACAGCGGTAATAGTAATATCTCCTTCTTTTAGGGGAGTAAATAGTTCTCTTTCTTCTTCAATATATTTACCTGCAAAATTAATCGTAAATCCAATCCCGTCTCTATGACACTCTGCTAAGTATTCTTTAAATCCTGGACGGTTACAGTCAATATTTCTAATTATTTCTCCATAATTATCAGCGTACATAGAAAACTCAGAGCCAAACCTCTTCTCTATTTCTCCTATTAAATATACCTTACGTTTCATATCTATACGCCTGTTTAAAAAATCTTTTCCATAAAGGATATATATTTTCCCTACATGAAATCCTATTTTCCATGTGATGGTAAAATAAATCGTTACCTAAATAAACTCCACAATGATTAGGAATACTTGCTTCTACTGTGAAGATTAACAAATCATTCTTTTTTAAATTATCTACAGGATTAAAGCCCCATTCTTTAATGTGCTCATCCGTCATATAATTTTCATCAGATTTCCACCAATCTTTTTTATATGCTCTTTTCTTTTTTAAATCAAGATACAGTTCTTTTCTGTAATAATCTCTTACTGCTTCTAAACAATCCGTAATTCCCCATTGATAGTCTCTGCCTATTAAAGGAATATCATACCCCTTTGGCTCTAATTTATAAGCATCCATACTAGGATAACTAAAAATATAATACGGTATACCAGAAGCATTACAATATTTTATATCAGATGTACTAGGTTCACAAGAAGCCTCAACATGACTGTGTACTATTCCTACAACATCATGAGTATGATATATCTTAATATACTGATCAGGGTCTAATGCAAAATCATCCTCGTCTGCTGCTACATTGGTACAAGGAATCCATTTTAGTTTCCCTCTTTTTACTGCTAAAACGCCACAACCCTCCCTAGGAGCACATTCTTCAAAATGCTCAAATATACTGGAAAGAAGTGTAGAACTGATCATCGATACTTTTCGCTCCCTGGAAACCCACCAAAAGGGAGAATTTTTTCTGTATTTTTATCAACAGAGGGTAGATTATTATTATTAGAGTCTGGTTGAAATTGAAATCTACATTTACAGGATGCTAATATTTTTCCGCACAAGTCTCCTCTTACCCAATAATTTGATCCAACAGCCGGAGTTTGTCCTGCAGGTGTAGTTGCTCTTACAGTTCTCCAAATTGTGTCCCCATGCTCTACATAAGTAGGGACATCTTTATCATAAGCATAGTCAGCTTTAGAGGCGTTGTATACTGTATAAGGCCATGCTCTTGTCCAATACGTGGACCCATAAACTGGCGTATTTCCAGTATGACTCAAAGAATTTGATCTCCAAGCGGCTCCTGCATGAGTTACCCAAGAATTTTCCCCATATGCTGTACTAGCACTATAAGCAGTATAGGTAAGGCTAGCACTTACTATAGGTTCATCCTTTATATTGAAATAAGCTTTATATTCTGTACCCGATACAAGTACTTTACTATTAGGAGCCCAGACACAGCCCCCTCTAGAATTTGAAATAGCTCCTTGGTACTCCCAACTACAGTACTTTCCTACAACCATTCTATTAGGTAATTTTATTCCTTCGAGATCTGAAGCTGCAGCTAGTTCAAAAGTAATAGAAAGCTTGTTCTCTCCTGCAATTCTATCAATTATAAATTTTTCTGTTGGGAACTCAATAGGAGGAGCACTAGTACCTGTGTCATCATCTTCTCCAACTAAGTACTTTTGTAAAGTTGTGCGTCTAATTAATCTTTTTCCAATTAAATCTTTATTAGTTAGACCTCCTATAGCATCTCTAAAAGTTGATAGTATATTTGCTACAGTTAAAGAGGGACGAGCTGCTGCTCCATCTGTCTTTCTTTCAATTCCTTTCATTTCTATAGGAATAGCAGAATAAACATTTGGGTCATAAGGAGCTATTTTCTCTCTAAATTGTACAGTAGTTATATCGGCTTCAACTGTAGCAGAAAGGTATAAAGTACTAGAACTCGAGAGTTCTAGCTCAAAAAGCTCTACCAGGCCACTGCCTGGTTCTTGTTTCTGTACTGCATCTATTAATGTTGTCATGCTTCATAAACCCTTCTAAAATTAGCGGTGGCACTATAAAAATCATCGTATTCATAAGTAGTAGAGAAATCATCACACACTACTTTAATTGTAGTTTCCTGAGGGCCGGGACTAACGGCTACATTACTATCAGGAATAGTAAAATCAAACGCTGTAACTCCTTTTAAAGAATCCAAATATCCTACTATATCATCTATATCTGCTTTTGGTCTTGTAGCAAAAGATACGCTAAATGTTTCTTTTACAGAGTTAATTCCATCTGCAAGACGTTGCTCATATCCATCTCCAAAAGTAGCTAAATGAATTTTTGGTTTAGAAGATCTAGACAAAGATTTATCTGGACGAATAGCCTTACTACCAAATGCTACTGAAGTTGTGAATCCTATAGCCATTATGCTGTTCCATATTTATTGAGAATTCCACCAGATCGTTTCTGGTTTTGTAATTCTTCTTGAACAGCTTTAGCAATAGCATTTCCAAGCCCTTCACTATCTGTACCGGATGTTTGGGTTTGACCATCAGATGAAACATTTACAGTTACATTATTATTTTGTGAGTTACTTCTCATATCTACAGGAATAGCTTTACCATTTGGTAGAGGAACTACAGCTTCATTATGCCTACCTTCCCCTATTAAGCCAAGTGTTGGGCTAGTAGCTATTCCTCCTCTAGCAAATTTACGGAAGCCTCCTTTTGCAATTCCACCGTCAGCAAAAAA